CTTGCAAGTTTGAGAGACTCGCAAGCGATGGCACTCTTCGGAAGTAAGAAGCAAGACGCGACCCCCGCGTTCGCACACGCACCGCTTCAAGCTGCAGCAGGTAGCGCCTCACAAAGCGGACTCGGCCAGTTTTGGAGTTACACCGTCGGGGCGGCTTCAGAGCTGGCCTTGTCTGTGCCTACCGTGTCTCGAGCGACACAGATGATCATCTCGCTTGTTGGCTCACTGCCTCTTCGCCACTACACGACACAGTTCAACGGCGAACGGTACGAGAAAATCTATCTTGAGAACGAATCATGGATGGACACTCCAGATCCAACCCTGACGCGTAACTTCGTCATGTCGAATCTGTGCATGGATCTCATGATGCGCGGACGCGCTTTCCTCTATGTGACTTCACGCAGCTCTGCTACCGGACGGCCTCTCGCTTTCCAGTGGATGCCCTGCGAGATGGTTGACACATTGGATCAACCCGGTCCGCAGTTCTTCGGAAAATCCAACCAGATCACATTCAACGGCATCCAGATTCCGACACAAGATGTCATCCAATTCCTCGCACCCGTTCAAGGATTCCTCTGGACAGGTCGCCGAGTCTTAGAGACCGCAATCAAGCTTGATCGCTCAGCTGAACGCTTCGCCTCCAATGAGATCGTCGCTGGATACTTACAGCAGACCGACAGCTCTGAACCTCTTGACGCTGAATCGCTTGGTGAGCTCGCTGCAGCATGGTCAAACGCTCGACGCGTGAACGCTGTCGGCGCATTGAACTCGGCTGTCAAGTACGAACAATTCGACACAGACCCGAGCAAACTCCAGCTTGTAGAAGCACGAAACTTCAGCGCACTCGAACTGTCTCGAGCAATCGGAGTCCCTGCGTACCTTCTCGGAATCGGCATCTCTGGCTACAACTACAGCAACGCCACTCAGGCCAAGCAAGATCTCTATCTGCTCGGAGCCAAGCTCTACATGGACTGTATCCAAGAAACCCTTAGCGGAACGGACATCCTGCCTCGTAATAGGTTCGTGGAATTTGACACCGAAGATCTGATAGAAGATGTCGCAATGAACCGCACAGAGATAGACATTGAAGAACCTGCCTCCATGCGGACACCTCAGGAGATGCCCTCATGATTCGACTTACTGCTCAACAGATCACACTTGACGCTTCCGCCGATGGCGAACCATCACGCCAGATCACAGGCCTCGCCGTTCCGTGGAATGTCAAAGCGACTCTCTCCGGTGGAGAATCGGTGGTCTTCCTTGAAGGCTCACTCCCCGAAGATGGCCCAATGCCAAAGCTTCTGGAATACCACGACGAGACACGCGTCATCGGACGAGTCACCGAACGAGTCTCCACCGCCGAGGGAATGATGTTCGTCGCCAAGTTAAGCGCCACTCGTGCAGCTGACGACGCTCTCGCACTGCTCGCCGATGGCGCTCTAGATTCCGTCAGCGTTGGCGCAGTGCCTACCAAGTTCAAGCGCCTCGCAGACGGGACTCTAGAAGTCTCTGAGGCTAAGTTCGTTGAACTCTCGGTCGTCACGACACCGGCATACGCCGACGCGCAGGTCTACTCAGTCGCTGCCTCTTCACCCGAAGAGGAAGCACCCGACGAAGAAGAAGAAACACCAACCCCAACCCAACCATCCGAGGAGGATGAAATGTCAGAAGCAATCGAAGCAGCAGTCCCCACTGCCCCCATCCAATACGCAGCACCGAAGCGCGAGTTCAAGCTGCCCACCGCTGCCGAGTACATGGTCAAGTTCGTCGCTGGCGGATCCGAGTTCGCTGAGTTCAACCAGCGCATCGTTGCAGCCGCTCCAAATGTCACCACGACCGACACACCCGGCATCTTGCCAGTGCCGATCGTGTCTCCTATCTACAATAATTTCGTGGCTAACTACAGGCCCTTGATTACTGCAATGGGAGTCCGCCAAATGCCACAGAGTGGCAAGGTCTTCATCCGTCCGAAGGTCACCACACACACGACCATCGGTGCAAGTAACGGCGAACTCGTCGCACTTGATCAAGGAACTTTCGTCGTGGACGACATTCAGATCACCAAAGCCTTGTACGGCGGATTCGTGAAACTTTCTGAAGAGTCAATGGACATGACCTCACCTGAGGTTCTCGGTGCTTTGATTGATGACATGGCTCGCATCTACGCAAACGCGACAGATGTCGCAGCCTGCACGACTTTCGAAGCAGGAGTCACCCAGACTCAAGCACTCGCCGATGTCACCGATCCTGCAGACTGGGTGTCGTTCATCTACGGAGCTGCACAGCAGATCCTCACCAACAGCAACGGCAACCTGCCCAATGTGATGGTGGTCAGTCCCTCGTACTACGCGTCACTCGGCGCATTGGTGGACACTGCTGGTCGTCCGTTGTTCCCGAATGTCGGCCCACAAAACGCAGTCGGCACCGGCGCATCAGCATCAACCTTCAACGGCAACGCCTTCGGCCTGTCGCTCGTGGTTGACCGCAATATCACCACCCTTCCGATCTATGTCGGCGACAGCACCGGCTTTGAGTGCTGGGAACAACAAAAGGGTGCCATCTCAGTAGAACTCGCTGATGGTGCGCTTGGTCGTGTCATCAAGTTCCGCGGTTACTTCTCGTCCGTCATGATTGACGCGACCAAGTTTGTCACCAAGGCCTGAACCGAATAGACGAGTAGAGAGAACGAACGATGGCAACATTTACAGTCACGCATCAGATGGTGCTTGACAATGTTGCCGTCGTTCAGACTCTTGAATCAACTGACATCGCTGTCGGTCAAACGATCACACTGTCAGGATGTGCAGCACAGCTCAACGGCGCTCACATCGTCTTTGCTGTGCCGACCTACCTGTTCCTCGGAACAGATGAAGAAGGCGACTACCTTTTTGATCCCGATGTCATCATCCCGAACCAGCTGCTCTTCCAAGATGTCGGCGACGACCTCCCTCGAGAAGCAGTTGATCCAGTCGGCTCGCTCGTCTGGACTCAGACCTGCACTTGGATAAATCTTGCCGATCTCACCGAGTTTCTCGGCATTAGCGGAGCGACCGCCAATGACACAGCCTTCATGACTTCATCAGTTAATGCGAGTAATGCATGGTCATTTCGGCGCAGAGTTCAGGCCGGCTACCATGATTCATTGACCAGCGTCCCTGATGCTGCAGTAAAAGCTGGAGTCGTGCTCATGGCGGCCTCGTTGTACAGAGAGCGCGGAAGTTTGGACTCCTTCAATAGTTTCCAAGACATGAACATCAGCGCACCTGTCGCTTCAATGGGCCGAATCAACCAGTTGCTCGGCATCAAGAGATCGCAAGTGGCATGAGATGGCAGGCATCTTCACAGAAACGATTGATGCTGTCTCAGCGACGATCACAGCTCTCGGCCTTGTGCCGGTCACTGACCCTCGGAACGCTCGACCTCTTACTGTATTCATTGAGCTTCCTACTTTCAGCTCGTTCAATAACCAAACGGCGGACATCACGATTGATCTCCGAGTGCTGGGCGCGCCACCCGGCAACCAAGACACTACGAACTACATACTCGGAGTCGTTGACACGCTCATGAACTCCTCCCTCGCAGTTGTCTCAGGCAGACCTACGATCGCCTCGATCGGATCAGCCGAGCTACCTGCATATGACCTCACAATAAGAATCGGCACTAGCCGCGTATAAAGGACAAAACAATGACCGCAACAGTCACCTACCTAGCCAACCCCACCGTCACCGTCACAAGCCCATCGGCGATGACACTCACCGATCACTGCTCAGCAGCGACCTTGACACTCACCGCTGAAGCACTTGAGAACACAGCCTTCGGTCAGACCTCACGCACCTTCACCGCTGGCCTCTTCAGCAATGAGCTCACGCTCACACTGTTCCAGAGCTACGGCGCGACCGAAGTTGAAACCATGCTGAACTCAATGTTCGGCGTAATCTCCACGATCGTCATCAGCCCTGCCGGCGCAACCGAATCAGCCTCGAATCCTGAGTACACGCTGACTGGTTGTTACTTGGCGACCGTGACTCCGATCTCGGCAGCAGTTGGCGAGCTCTCAGTTGTTGAGGCGACCTTCATGGGCGGAACATTCGGCCGCGACATCACCTGATCTAGTAACTAATCCGAACCCCGACTAGGAGAACCCATGAAACTCACACTCAGTGTCAGACTCGCCGATGGCGAGACCTACCAAGTCATCACGAACCTCTTCGTGATTATCTCGTGGGAGCGTAAGTTCAAGCGACGAGCATCAGATCTTGCGAACGGGATCGGGATGGAAGATCTAGCCTTCATGGCCTACGAGGCCAGTAAACAGCAAGGTCATCCAGTCCCGATCTCATTCGATGAGTTCGTCAAGAAATTGGAAGATCTAGAAGTCGTGGAGACTGCGACCGCAGTCCCTACACAGGAGGCTTCCGGCGACAACTAGCAGCTCTGCTAGTTGAGACTGGGTTCTGGCCTCCGCACATAACATTCGAGACAGACGATCTGGCGACTTGCGTCCAGATCATCAATGAACAAAGACGGAAGACCTAATGGCTGCATCAGTAGGAGTTGACTACGCAGGACTCAAAGATGCGCTTCGTGAGATCCAGAAGGTTGATCCTGCTCTCCGTCGGCAGATCACCAAGGACATTAAAGCAGCTATGGATCCTCTTGTCTCTGCGATTAAGGACTCAATTCCGTCGTCGCCACCGTTGACAGGACAGAAGCACAACGGACGCACAGCATGGAAGAACGAGTCAAAGAATGTCGTCGTCAAAGTGGACACGCGCAAGGCTCGCAAACGCAACCTCAGCGCAGGAGCACAGTACGAGTCCATCGGAACAGTGAAGATCACCGCAAAAGGTGCAGCTCTCTCTATGACCGACATGGCAGGACGAGGCCCAAACCAAACACGCAACAAGAACCCTCTGCGCGCTCGACCCAATTTCGCTAACGATCTCACCAGCAAACTCCGCAGCCCTTCACGCTTCATGTGGGCGCGCTCTGACGACTATCTGGACGAGATCACTCGGCGAGTCGACATGATCGTTCAAGAAGTCATGGGACAAACCAATAAGAGGATCGTGAAGCGCTAATGGCTATCAACCTCCCCATCATCTCAGAGTGGAACCCTGCCGGCATTGACAAAGCGATCGCCGACTTTAAGCGTCTAGAAACTAAAGGCGAGAAGGCAGCGTTCGCCATCGGCAAGGCTGCAGTTCCTGCAGGGCTCGCTATCGCAGCGATCGGCGCTGTCGCTTTTGATGCTGTCAAAGCGTTCGCAGAAGATGACGCTGCAGCCCAAAAACTTGGCACGACTCTTAAGAATGTCACCGGAGCATCAGACGCTCAAGTCTCATCAGTTGAAGACTTCATCTCAAAGACTTCAATAGCTGCAGCTGTCGCCGACGACGAACTACGCCCAGCCCTCGACTCACTCATTCGAGGTACTGGAGATGTCACCAAGGCCCAAGACCTTCTCGGTCTCGCTCTTGATGTCTCTGCCGGTACTGGGAAGGATCTCGGCGCTGTCTCAGATGCACTCTCAAAAGCATTTAACGGCAACCTGGGCCCATTGAAGAAACTAGATCCAGCACTAGCCGATCTGGTTAAGAGTGGCGCATCAGCGGATGAAGTATTCGCAGCAATGAGCGAGACTTTCTCTGGTCAAGCGGACACTGCAGCGAACACGACTCAGGGCAAGATGAAGAACCTC